ATAGTACTATTAATATGCTCATAAGAAGTAAACTCATATAATGTCACATCAGCACATATACTTATGATTATATTAACAAATTGTTATCACGTAAATATTTATATTTATGGTATGCATTTTGACCAGGTATCTGTGCAACATTTTTCTTTGCCATATAATCAAAAACAATTTCTTTATACCTATCCATACGTGATTTGACTTTATATGTGAATTCATAATACTCACTTTTAAAAATGTCACGAGTATTCACATCACCTCCATAGCGGAATGTTGTAAAGCTTGTATATTGATAATTTGGGTATAGACAGATACGTATTAATTCATCAATTGCTATTTCAATATCAATTGTATCACATTTGTAATAATTTGCAGTTGCTTGTATTCTTTCAAACTCATTTATTCCAACACTATTTGGTACTTGCATATTTATTTGTCGACATGCTTTCTCAATACGATCACTTGGTCCCATTAAACAAAAATAACTATATGCACGACTTATTATTATTGACATATCATCATTCCAGTTTGTCCTGCACTTATCCATCATCCGTAATATATCACATGTAACAACCCAACTCCCATCATTCACCATTGAAACAATAAGTTGACAGAACTTTCCACAGTTTTCTCTATATGACACTGTTGATCTTACATTATGCCTTGTAATAGATAGCTGTTGTATATAATCAATATCAATTTTATCTTCACTGATAATAATTGAATCATCACCTAAAGTATATATCATCCTAGTTTTATAATTGCTTGCAATCTCAGCTAACAGATATAAATTGCGTAGTTCATTACCAAGTGATGTCATTTCACCACCTGACAAATGAAATGGTGGCCTATGGCTCATTATTTTATTTGCAGTTAATATATTTACTGGTTCAGCTAATGATTTAATTATATTTATCATATTCTCTGGCATACCAACATCACGTAGCATATGTATATGTTCTTCAAGGATTGGTTTATCGGTTTGCCTATCTTGCTTTGATAAATCTATTTCCGTTACAAAATGTGGACCCTTAATTTGTTTAATGTGGTAATTTAAATCACTCAGTGACATACCATCAGTATACACTATTTTATTTGTGTCAAGTAATGTTTTAAATCTCTTTTTAGCTTCATTAACTATCGG